GACCCCGCAGCGACACGGCCACGTCCGGATCGAGCCGTGCCAGCACCCGCGCCGCCGGCCCGCCGTCCGGGGACTCGAGCAGACCGAGCGGCGTGTTCCGGCGCGACGCGAGCCGGTTTACCTGCAACCGGACCGCACCCTTCACCTGCGACGGGACCGCCGTCCATCCGTACTGCGCAGTAACCGTCAACGGTGTCGTTGGGCATGACCACTGATCGATGCCGAGCATGGTGTACGGCTCACCGTTGAGCGGAGCGTTGTCCGGCAGCGGCACCCACCCGGACGACGCCAGCGCCACCCCACCGACCAGCATCCCGGTCGTCACCTGCACGTCGTCGATCTCGAGGCACCACAGCCCCACCCGGGCATCGTAGAAAGCCGGCCCCCGGTAGACCCGGGCCGTGGGCGCAGCGAGCGTGCCGAACTGCCGATGAAGGTGATCATCGACCAGGCGGGACGCACCCGTGATCCACAGCGCCGTTTCCACGTCGTCGAGCGCGTCAGCAGAACGCGCGAAGGCGTTGAACTCCGCGACGGTGATGTAGTCCGGCTTCCACGGCACGGGTGCGCCTCACTCCCCGGTCAGACCTGCGTGTCGTCGGCGCCGGCCACGGGCGCCGCCGGCTCGACTGCGGACGCCGGCTGCGCGCCACGTACGGGCGCGTCCGCGGCCAGCACACCCGGAGCCACGGACGGGTAGACGAAGTCCACGCCGCGGATCCCCGCGCGCTCCTGCGGGGTGCGCGCCTGCGCACGCTCGAGGTTGCGCCGGCCCTCCTCCGTCTTCACCGTGATACCGAAGTCGGACGCCAGCAGCTCTCGGCCGGTCACCGCGGAGTTGACGACGCCGTTGATCTCCATGGCCTGCCGATCGCCCTCCGACAGGAAATTCGGGTCGGGCGCGGCGAGGGTCACCAGAGCCGGAGAGCCGCCGCCGGCCCGGGCCGACGCGAGCTCCCCCTGTAGCTGCTCCACCTTCGCCTGCAACGCGTCGCGCTCCACCTCGAGCGCGGCTTTCGTACCGGGCCGCGGCTCCCCGTTCGGGTCGCCGCCGGCCATGTTGTCGTCTGGGTCGGACATCGGATCTCCTTACACAGCAACGGATTCGGGCGCGTGCACGGCGCCGGGGGCGATGGCGGTCACCCCCGGCGAGTCCGGTTACACCGGGTCGTAGACGACCTCGCGGACCTTGTTGGCGTCGAGCAGCGCGGTCGCCTTGTAGCCGAAGAGACCAATGTCGACCCACGCCACGCGCCACTGAATGTCGATCTTCTGCGGTGCGGTCGCCCAGCCGGCCACGCCGTCCGGGTCGAACAGCCACGACGACGCGGCAACGGTGCCGGTCGCCGCGGTCGCCCACGCGGGCAGCCACGTCACGCCGTGCGCCTGAATCGCCCGGTACCCCGAGTCGGTGGTACCCACCGCATTCTGCGGGCCGAGCTCCGGGTACAGCCGCCGGCCAGCAGTGTCCTTCGCCAGCGCGAGCGCCTTGAACAGGTCAATCTGCGTGAACGCCTTCCGGAAGCGGTTGCCGCCCCGGAGGAAGTTCAGCGGGATGATCGCGCTTGCCACCGACTGATCAAGCGCCGAGTCGACCGCCGCCGTGGTGATCGTGAGGTCCGTGATCGACGCGGCCTGCGCCACGAAGAACGCCTGCGCGCCGGCCTCGAGCGCTTCGTAGTAGGCCCGGGTCATCTGCGTCCAGATCAGGCCGGACGCCTGCGGGTTGCCGCCCTGGTCGAAAGCCTCACGCGTGTATTCGATCTTGCCGGACACCGCGGTCGGAGTGATCGTCTGCGCGGTCGCCGTGAACGCGCCCGGGGTCGGCTCCGTGCCTTCCACGTGCGCGGCGACCAGGCCGGACGACGTGTTGAACTTCGGCACCACGAAGGGGGTGATGTCCTCGAGCGTGCCCTTGTTGATGGCCTCCCACAGCGGGTACGTGTAGTCCATCTGATCGACGTACAGGTCCGGCCGGTTCCGGTTCGGGTTCAGCGCGGCCACGTTGCCGGACGTCACCGCGAACTCTTCTTGCGCCTTTTGGATCGTGAGCGCGGCCAGCGCGGAACCGTCCGCGAACGCCTGCTCCACGAACGACTGCGCGCGGTCGCGGGCCGCCATGTCGCCGTTCTTCCACCCGTTGAACAGGTCCGTCGAGAAATCGTGCGACCCGGTCCGGAGGTTGCCCTTCCGGTCGAAGCGGTACGGCGCCGGCTCCGTCACCTGCGCGGAGAACTGCGGGTTGGCGTTGACCGCCTGCGCCGCGGTCGGGATGAGCTGCATCCCGTTCGCCTGCGCCCACGCCGAGAACTGCGCGACGTCCATCGGACCGAAGCCCGTCGCCGGAGGCTGCGGTTCGTTCGGCTGCGGCTGCGGCTGCGGCTGACCGGGGGTCGGCATTGGCGCCGGCTGCGGCTGCGGCTGCGGCTGCGCGAATCCGGCCGCGGCCTGCGCCTGTCGCAGCGAAGCGGCGTACGTCGCGCACGCAATGCCCGCGGCGTGACGGTGGCCGCAATGCGGACAATTCATGTCGTGCCCTCCTGTAAGGCTCGCGGCCACACTGGTCACGCGCGCGTCATTCATCACTGGCATTGGGGTGGACGAGACCTCCCGCAGGGTCGCCCGGTGCACGTCCCACACCTTGTCCCCGTCGTTCCACGTCGCGTCCAGCGGGTTGCCGTCCTGGTCGAAGAGCTCGAAGTCGACGCCCACCGACAACCCGTTGTAGAGACCATGCTCCGCATCGAAGAGGAGTTGATCACGTTCGACTTTCTCCCGGGAGCCGTCAACCCCGGACAGAACGGAGAGCTCCGCGTGGAAGCCGTCCTTCGTGTCCGTCGAGCTCACCATGGCGCCGACCGGGGTGACGTGATCCTTGAAGTGCTTCACGTGCTGGTCGTACTCGAGCGACCCGGGCAGGAACCGATACGCGATCCCGTACTTCCGGCCGACCACGTTGTACGGCAGCGCGAGCCCGGAGATCGTGCGCTTCGCCGTGTCCGTCTTCGGAGGCTCCGCGCTGGTCGCGAAGTCCACCACGGAGAAGGTGTGCGCCGGCTCCCCGGCGAACCGGCCGCGCGGGGTGATGTCCCCGACGTGGATCGCGGGCCGACCGGCCTCGAGCGCGGGCGCCGCGGGCGCGGCGACCTCCCGCGGGGGCGGTCCGGGGATCTTCGCTTGCCTGCGGATCCACGCAGGATCTACGACCTTCATGCGCTGCAACGCCTCCCAGTAAGCCGCCTGCGTGGTCGGGTCCGCCTCGAGGTATTCGGCGAGATCGAATACCACCGCGTAGCCGCGGCGCGTGATGTCGCCCATCGACAGCCGGTCCGTGATCGCCTTCATGATCGGCCGCCGGCCCTCGTTGATCTTCGAGATCCGGCGGTCCGTGGCGTTGAAGTAGGTCCGGGACGTCGTCGACACCCCAAGGTCTTCCGGGTCCACGCCCAGCCCGTTCGCTATCTCGATCGTCACCTGTTTTTGCAGCTCAGCTAGTTGCAGGTCCGCCAGCGACGGAGTGTTCACGTCGACCCGCTTGACCTTCGACGGCATCCACGCCGTCGAGCTGCGCCGCACCTCCGACCGCCACCGCGCCAGGAACGGGCCGATCTCGTCGTCCCGGAACGGGGTGATCGACGGGTCGTCATTGTCCGTGAAATAGTCGAGCGGTCGGGGGTTGTCCGCGTACGTCGCGGCCAACGTGTCGAGCAGCACCGCGCGCCGCACGGTCCGCGCCATGGCGGTCAGCAGCGCGGGGTTCGGGGAGTCGAAGCGGATCATCTCCGACATCGGGACGCGTACGCCGTCGACCCACACCCACTGCCCGGGAGGCTGCACCTCCTTCGGCTTCGGAGGCTCGACGGACACCTTCCCGACCGGGACGTATCGCGCCGACAACGGGTAGTTGTCGAAGTCGAGCGACGTCTTCTGCCACCACGCCGTCCCCTCGAAGATCAGATCTTCGATCGTGCGCGTCATGGTGATCACGTTCGGGACGTCCGGGTCTATCTGTCGGAAGAGCGGATGGTCAACCGGGTCGATGCCGCGGACGAGCAGGAGAGGCAGGGTCGCGATCGAGCACACTTCGTTGCGACCCCGAAGCACCGCGGGCACCGACACCGCGACGTCACGCGACACCCGCCGGTCCGACAGCGTGTTCAGCGACGCCAGCAACTCAGCGATCGGCTTCGGGGTCGAGTCGAAGCCGTACTGTGCGCCGCCGGCCAGCATGACGACGCGCGCGACCATCCCGGCCGTCCAGCTCCGCACCGCTCCCCACCACTGCATACGCGGAGTGTAGACGATCAACCCGCAACGTGGACCGTGCCGGACACCTCACGCGGCTTCGGGAGAGTCCGGGCAAGGTGCGCAGCGCCGGCCACCGCGTACACCGCGTCACACGGGCCGGACCTCCGGACGAAGATCCACCCGCCGGCCCGGGTCACCTTCTCCGACTCTTCGAGCTGCGTGTTCAGCATCTCCTGACCCGAGTGCAACAGCGTGCCGCCGGCCACTTCCTTGCCGAAGCCCATGCACACGGCCGGAGTCTCGCTGCGGATCTCCTCCACCTTCATGCCGCGCGGCCACCGCGCCGCCTTCATGCCGGCTGCGACCGCGGCGCCCGGGCCGTTCGGCAGCCACCCGAGCACCCGCGGGTTAATCTCCGCGAGCAGGCCCGGAAGCGCGCGCTCGAGCTGCGCCGCCGCCGCCGGCCCGGTCCACTCCCGCACGGTCTCGACCCGGACGAACTCCCCATCGACGATCGCGGCCACCGCGAGCGTGGCATGGTCGCCTTCCTCGGAGATCTCGAAGCACGCGGCCAACCGCCGGCGGTCGTCCTCGAGGGTGCCGGGTTCGTTCGCGTCCGCCCAGCGCCGCGGGTCGATCGCCGCGTTGAGCAGCTTGACCCGGACGCACATGCGCTCCGTCCGGAAGCCTGCCAGCGCGCGCCCGCCGAGTCGTTTCGCTCGGGCGCCAGACTGCACGAGCACGTCCAGGTCGAGCCCGTAGCCGACCCGCGGGTTGGCCTGTAGCAGCGCGGACACGTCGTCTGGCTCCGCGTCTTCCGGCGCCGACCACTCGAGCAGGCCGAGTCGCGGGTCGCCTACGCCGGTCTCGATGAACTCCCGCGCCGAGTCTTGATGATCGTTCAGGACGACCGACCGCGCGTCGCCGGCGTTGGTCATGCACCAGATCTGCGCGTGCTCCGGCGAGCAGGCCGGCTCCATGGCGTCCCACGCGTCGTACGTCTTGTGCTGGCGGAGCTCATCCATGATCCCGCGGTCGATGGTCAGCGAACGGCCGCCTTCCTCGTTCGCGGCGCCGATCTTGTACCGGCACTCGTCGTACGTGAAGGACTCCGTAGACCCGTTCTTTCTGACCAGCCATTTGTTACCGGGCGCGTGCAGCCCGTCGAACAGCGGCGTGACCCGGGCCAGCTTGACCGCCTTGCGCCAGGACTCCTCGGCGTAGACCAGCTGCGTCGACGTGCCGAAGGTCATCGGCCACTTCTCGCGGAACTGCCAGAACAGCGACAGGACCACGGGGAGCTCAGTCTTGCCGTTCTGCCTGGCGACCATGAGCAGCACGATCCGGAACCGGGGCCGGCCGTCCGGCAACAGCTCCCCTCCACGGATCACCGCCACTTCCTGCCACGGTAACAGAGGGTGACCGATCTCGGTTGCGAAGTCGATCACCGCAAAGCCGTACGAAGTGGCAGGAGTCAGGTCACGCAAGGGAGGCGTGGCGATCCGTGGTTCTGCGCTGCCCACCATCGGGGCGGCCTGCACCAGAATGGTCACGATCCGTCACGATCCGGGCGACGGGGAGAGAGATACGGAACAGGGCGAGGGTGTCCGCGGGGGTCCGCCGCGGAAAAAACTGCGGCCGCGAGTCGAGAGCGAGAGATCATTTCGCGATTCCGCCGATCTCACTCTGCGTTACGGACCCGTCGATCACGACGTTGTGCCGATGCGCCGTTGCCCACCCCGTGAGCTGCGCGAGCGTCCAGTTCTGCACGTCGACGCGC